CACTTAAATACCAATCCACCAGTGTCAATACCAACTGTATCACTTGTTGTTAGACCATGACTTGGAATGGTTAATTTTAGAAGACCACTATGTGATTCGTAATCTGCATCAGTCGCTGTAAATGCATTAGCACCAGAGGCAGCAAAACTACCCTTACGTATTGAACCTATACCAGAACTTACAAAACGATGTACGTATGCTTGATCTGTGACACCAATAGCGACTGTACCGCCACGATATCCTGAACCAAATGTATTATCCTCAAAGAACTCAAAAGCATTACCACCACCAACATATGTGTGAACAATAGTGCTTGGTCCTGCTTGAACTTCAAATGTTCTCTCAGAAACAATACCTGTTAAGAATAATGGTCTCTCATGGTCTTGGAATATCGTTGTAGTTACACCACTGTAACCAACACAACTAAATTCTAAGTCTTTTAGTTGAACGGTATTTGGTCTATTGAGAGCAAAACCATGAACTTTATTAGTAGTAACTGTAATAATACCAGTTATATTATCATATGCTGCTGTTGTAATTCCGTAATTTACCCCCGAAGTTGTTGCGATACCAACAACACTAGTAATTGCACCTGATGAATTCTTGAACAATGATGCTTTTGCACCAACTAATGGAGCATAACCAAGACCTGGTGTTGATCCAAGTGATACAATCAATCCACCTCTTGGAACTTGGTTTTGATTAATATCTGATTCTGATACAATAAATTGACCATTTTCAGATGTGATACCAGTAAATTGGACTGTTGATACACCTGCAGTTGTGTCTGAAATGAATTCATAATTATGTCCTTCATTATTTGTTGTTAATGGTGTTTGGAATATACCATTGATGAATAAAACTCCATTACCTACACCAATACCAGATGATGTATTTGCTCCACCCACAGTTAAACTATAAGTTTTACCAATGCCAGTAAAGTTATCTGATACATCATCAAATAACATATTAGTTGTATAATCACTTCTGAGGAATGTTCTTCCGCTAAAATCTGCCTTTACAAATGGTAAATTAGTATCTGTTCTTCTAGATCTTGTATTTCCTTTAGGTGGTTCAATAAAATGAACAGAACTATCAACAATATTAAACGATCCTCTGTGAACTCTTGCATTATCATTTGCAGAGTGTGTCGATGCAGTTACACCTAATACACCTCTTTGTACCTTTACCACAGGTAGAGTTGCAATACCAGCTGCTACATCTTCAGCATCATTAATAATACCAGTTGGTAAACTTGAGAAACCAACTTGTTCAACTTTCATAAATTCATCATTTACTCTAAGCACATCACTTGGTTGAATTGAACCAATACCACTAAGAACAAATTGACTATCTGTTGTGCTAATATTTGCATCTAATGTATGTGCGATTGATGTGAAAGTAATTGGTTGTTGAACAACTCCATCTAGACCGATGATGGTCTTTGTAAGTTGTTTGTTCATTGTTAACTTATGTGCATTACCAGTTCCTATCCCTGTAAATGTAATAGCCGCACCAGCTGCAACATACTCTGGTCTTGAGAATAACTGGAATTGGTTTTCATCAATAACTTTAGCAAAAACTGTAGTTGGTAGAATAGTTGTAACAACACCTGCAGTATTTGTTGTTGAACCAATTGATAGAGCAGTAGCTGCGATTCCAATAAACGTTGAATCAAATGTATAGGTTAGTTCTTCATTTGTATTAAAGAAATGATTTGGTATTGTGAATACACCAGTTGATGTGCTTAAAATACCTGAATTCGGATTGAAAATTTTACTATAAATTGGTGTTCCATCAAACTTTAAATCAAATTTAGTTTTATTCGCTCTTCTTCCTTCTAATCCATCATATGTTGTTAAGAATACCTCTTGTGAAACAGTACCGTGAGATAATTTAGGTGGTGTATTATCAAAATCATTTTCTGTATAGAATATTTGATTAAACGATTGAACTTCAATAAGAGATGTAAATTCAGAATCTGGATAAAAACGTAGATTTATATCATTACCAACTATTTCTCCACCAAATGTACCAATACCAGTTGTTGAACCCATAGACACAAATGGGTATTGAACTGTGAGAATGTCATCAGCATCTCTAATTGAAATTATTTGGTGAACTGCTGATGTTTCACCACAAGATACTCTCACGAGAGATTTAGAGGTGCTATCAATAAGTTTATTAAGAGTAGTATAAGTAATTGTACTAGCAGTTCCAGTCGCATATCCAGATTCAAGTCTTACACTTCTTTCAGCTCCTGGTGGTTGATCTGGTACAGAGAAACGATAAGTTCCTATTCCTGATGTTGTAGTTCCTAATCCAACAATATTTGATCTTATTTCTAATGCATTGTTTAAGTTATTTTCAACTTGTAATTTAATTAAATCATTCTCAAATTTTGCAGTAATAATTCCAACAACACTTTGACTGTTAGATAAATTTTTATCAACATAAATTTGTGATATAGACGTATCAGTTCCATCAAAATCAACAACAACCTCATTATAATTTACATCCTTAGTTACAGAATCTTCAACATAAATGTTAGCATATAACGAATTGAAATCATTTTTAGAAAATTCAATAATACTTGAAGTTGTTCCAGATGTAACTCCAATATTAGATCCAGTTTGTTTAACACTACCAATAGTATTTGTATTAATACCAACTAAATCTGTATTAAAGTCTATTTTTAATATCTTGATATTATGATCTTTAGTAAATTTCTCTGTTGGCTCAAATAATAAATTTTTATCTCCACCAGTGGTAATCTCAGTCTTTAAATCTCCCAATTTAAGAGTTGTAAAGTCAGTTGTTTTTTCAAATAAAATAATATCATCCTCATCACTTAATACGACTACTTCACTGAATTGAGTATCGAACGTATCAGGATCAACTATCTGGATGAGGTAATTACCAAAATCTGCAGTGATAGTTTCAATAACACTGTCATTAGCTGAAAAACCAACACTTGAAAATTCTGAACTAACATCATCATGTATTAAAACTCTGTTAGAAATACATCTTGTAAAATCAGTTAATATTTTAGTTGTAAATTGTAAATTTTTAGATTTGTTACCTAATACATCAAAGTCTTTTACATAATCAAAATTATTAATTGCATCAACTCTATTATTTTCATTTAAGACATCAAGTATAATTGTTGATAATGAAGTTGAACCAGTTCCGATTTTAACCTCTGCACTATTTTGGATTGATGTATCTGCAAAGTTTTTTAATCCTGCTGGATGTACTAAACGATTGACTGGATTTACAAAATCGTCCCAAACTATCGGACTCTTTACTGAGTATGATAAATTTTGATAATAATCATTATCTGGTACAACTTGATAATCTTCACTTAATTTACCAGTATCATCTAACCAACCATACTCCTGTCTGTTTGAGAAATCTATCTTGAATTTTGCTTTATTATCAACTATGGATAATATTTCAGCAGAAACACCACTTAGTGTTCCCTTTATTCTATCACCTCTCTTAATTCTGAACACGCCATCTAATTTTACATAATCATCTCTTATCTCGACAACTATCAAATCAGTTTTTTGATTATCAACTATTATTTTTTCATTTAACTCAAATTGACCTCTCTCCTGTATTGGTCTGATATCAGGGTAAATTTTCTCATTGATTAATGTTGCATAACCTGATTGGAATGTTTTTGCAATACCAGGATTTGTTGTAAAACCAGCTAGACTGAATATAAGTTGTGATGGGGTTCCTGCAATGTAATTAACTACATCAAAAAATTCATAATTGTGATTTTCAGAATTAAATCCATCACCAGTGATACTTGTATTAGTTGTTATTCCACCCTGTGTGGCACCTATACCTGCCTCTCCAATGCGTATTAAACCTTCAACAAACACTTTATCACCAATCGCAAAAGGTTCAGTCACAAATCCATTTGTAGGTGTTTCAATAAAGCATGTAATAATACCCGCATTAGGGAATGGTGCTTGAATTACAGAATTTATACCAACACCATTAGAATTGTTAATCGCAACAATTTTATGGTTGACTGAATCTAGACCATTAATGGGTGCTATGATTTTAACATCTGAAACCGTTTGATTTGGAGTGATTGCTTGTAATGAAGAATCATCAACAAGTGTATTAGATACAGGATTGAAAAGTAATAAATTAGGTGCACTTGAATAATTACTACCACCACTTACTATTTGTACTCCATTTACGACATCTAAATTATCAATATTAACAATTGGTGGTACAAATGCTTCAGGACTTAAAGTTTTATCAGAGGAGTATTCATATCCAATATCAACGATTCTTACTTTTTTAATTTGACCAACAGTGTTTGATAATGCTTTTATATTTGCACCTGTACCAGTATTACTCACAATAGTGTTAAATTGAGGTAATTTTTTATAATTAAATCCTGATGATATTATCCTAAATTCTTTTATTGCACCTACAACATTTTTTGATTTTGTTGAATATTCAAGTTTATCGCAATCTAATTCAGAGTATCTAAAGAGTTCTGGAACGTTTGGTGATATATTAAATGTTTCCGAAGTTACACCAGATATTGTATATTCACCATTGTAAACACTATCAACAAATCTTATTTCAGAATAATTTTTAACATCTGTATCTGATGTGCTTATAAATCCACCTTTTGATAATCCATAATATAATTTTTCAGGTGATGATGCTGAATATTGAACAGTTATTGCAGCTCCCACAATTGGTCTATCTGGTGATGTACCAATACCTATTGTACCAACCCCAATCACATTAAAATTAGGGGAATCTTGTGAACTTAAATATTCGTTAGTAAACTCTTTATCATAGAAAAACTTAAAGTCAAAGTCTGCGAGTGTGGTGCTTGACAAACCAAATGTAAGTTTTTGATTTTTAATTACGGTAATTCTTGGATTGATAGGAGCAATAGATTGATTTGCACCACCACTATTAGCAGTTATTGCAACTGTTTTTATGGAATTTGATGTTACATCTGTTAAAGTTTCTCCTAATTCAATTCTTCTGTCACTAACTTTATAAACATAATACAAACCTGTTGATAATCCAGTGGCGTTTCCTTCGTATAAAACTTTATCTCCAGTCTCAAAACCATGATTAACTATATCTAAACGATTAGTTTCTACATCTGTAGCGTCGAAAGTTATTGGATTTATAATTAATTTCTCAAATTCAGAATTATATCTAACTGAAATTGGATTTGTAGTGCCGATTCCCACTGATAAATTAGGAACAACATCCATTTTAATTACGTCACCGTTTTGTAAATTATGAGTTGTTGTATTCGCAGCTGCTACCTTAGTCGTTACTGTGGTTGTAACTCTATCGACATCACCAGTAACTTGTTCATACTGGGTTGTAAAATTATATAAATCTGAACCTATACCTGAATTAATACCGTTTCCTAAGAAAAATAATCCATCGCTAGTATTTGCTACACCTGCTCTTGTTGTTACAATACCAATATAATTTTCATCTTTTTTAATTACAAATACGTCTGTTGATGTTTGACCAGAAAATGGCAACTCAAAAGATCCTACAGCACTATTATTTGGAGATACATCAAACTCTGCGTTTGCAACGTTTGGTCTTGATAATGTTACTTTTTGACCAGTTACAAATGGATGATTAGGCAAGTATATTGCTCTTTCAGGAATAGGAATTTGAGTGATTGTTTCACCAATGACATAACTTGTTGTATAACCAACACCATCTGTTCCTACACCTATAGATTCAACTCCATTAAAATAAACAACATCATTTAATTTTGACTCAAATTTGTTTACTCTGAGAGGTATAGTAAATCTATTGTTAAGTATATCAACGTTAGAACCAAAAGTATGTGCTACACCAGTATTTCTGAATACTCGTAACACTTTATTTGTATTGTAAATATTAAGAATTTTAAGTGTTTCGGTTGAATTTCCTACTCCAATTCTTATAGACCCACCGACTGAGACAGTACTTGGTATTTTATTGACAAAAATATCTTGTACCAATCCGTTTAAGTTACCAACGGTCATTGATTTTCCTAATGAAACTGTATCAGTGCTTATTCCAATTTTAAATGAATCTGTTAATCCAATTATTGATGTGCTAAGTCCAGAGATAAAAACTGAATCTTCATTATTAAGTTCAATAAACGGTAAATAATTTGCCTGAACTTCATTAGAATTATTCCAAGTAAATATTGTATTGTTAAATCTTGTTAATGAAGTTTCAATATTTGAGATTCCGATGCCAACTATTTCTGAAACTTCAGCACTGAATCCTGATCCTTCTGTATCAGTATGGTCAAATGATGTTAAATCTCCAACTCTATAACCAGAACCATTATCTAAAATTTGTAAATCAGTGATACCACCTTTCGTTACTGCTTCAACATTTGATATTTGTCTTATAAATTCGTTTGATTCTACAATAAAATCATTATCTGCAAATTCTTCACCAACATTATATGGTTTTGTATTTCTGATTAAATTTGATTCATTAAAATCAAAATCATGGTTTAATATTAAATTATCGTTTATAAGGGGTGATCTATAAGTATTGCCAATAAAGTATGGATAAATTCCTTCAATTTTATTTGTTGAGGTACTTAAACCAACAGTTGCAAAATACGCATAGATACCATTTGGAAATTCGGGAGTTTTACAGAATCTTCCATTATGAATATCTAAATCACCACTGCCATCAAAAGTATAATCATTAACAAAAAATCCATCGTCAAATCCAGATGGACGATTTATTACATTTGCAAGATCTTTTTTATATGAAGATGAAATAATTTTTAATGTTGAGTTGATGTCATCAGGATCAGAATAACCAAATGGTCCATAGATAGGGTTTCCATCATAAGCCCAACCAATAATTGGAGAATGGTCTGTTATTTTGTCAAATTCTCCATTTGGTTTAAGGTCAAATGTCTCTTCAAGATTTAATGCTGATGCCTGTGAGTAACCAGAAACTGCAAAAGTAAGAGATTTTTCTCTTGAAGTAAGATTAATATCACCAAATCTTTGTGTAGTATTAAGAGTGAGACTTCTTACTCTGGCACCAAACAAACCATTTTTACCAGTTTCTATGGCTCTTACTTCTGTTGTTAAACTATCATATCCAATACCAGAATTAATAACCACAGTATCAACTAAAGAACCATTACTAATTACAGGTCTTATAATTGCTCCTACACCTGCACCAGTTGTACTAACAACTATATCTGGCAATGAATTATATTGACTACCTTGATTGGTAACTATTACATCCTCTATTTTTCCATTACTTATTACTGCCCTTAATTCAGCATCTTTACCATTTTCTATAGAAATATTAGGTTGAACTTGGTGATTTAGAATGGTGGAACCATAATTAGATCCTTTTTCATACAAATAAGCACCTGTAAATTCACCTCTTACAATTGGAGTAAAGTTTATCGTACCAGTTACAGTTGAACCATATGAGACTTCAACATTTACTTTGATTTCGGGGTATGTAAATGTTTGATATCCAGTGCCTGTAGATCCTAAACCAACAAACTTACCTCTATTAAAGTTACTACTTACTGTAGCACCAATGCCAGCGTCAGATAATCTAAAGGAATTATCATCTACCTTCATAACATAGTAAGATGTGGTTGTAGATAAACCTTGTATTGCTTTTGGAGTTGTACTTCCCAACCCAACTGTTGGAGAATATTCAACTATATCTCCATGCGAAAATCCATGATTAACGTAATTAATGGTATCAAAAGATGTTGATATACCAGCAGGATCAACTCTTAATTTTCGATACTGATATCCAGAACCACCATTTATGACTCTTATTTTAAGTAATGTATTTTTACTTTCTGTTCTGAACTTATGAATACCACTTGCAGCAGTATCAGTCGCTAATCCAACAGTGTTTATACCTGCAATACCTTGAAGGGAATCTGATTTTGTATTGAATATCCTTACAGTGGTTGGATTCACAATTCTCACAAAGTAAGGATCACCGTCTGATAAAGTTCCTGTGATAGTATTTGAAGAATCATATGCAACTCCAATACCTATTGATGGATTTCCTTCATTCCTGTAAAATACTTTTTGACCGTTTTCTAAGTTATGCTGAGTCTTAAAAGTGATTGTTTCATCATCTTTATCAATACCACCATTAAAAAATATATCTCTACTATCAAATGCTATATCTCTAAATCTAGCTCCTAATACTGGTTCTAATAAACATCCATTACCATTACCTCCAGTTAATGATAGATTAATTACCTCCTGAATATCAAATTCTTGTGGATCTACGAATATTTCTTTAACACTTCCTGATAAAATTGGTTCCACAAGTGCTGTTACACCTGAACTTGATTCAATACTAATTTTAGGTGGATTAATAATATCATATTCCTCACCAGAATTTAATAATTCAACATCATCTAAAGGTCCAAAGAAAATATTATCGTCTGATACTGGAGAATGAATTTGAACTCCATCAATCAAAATTCCAATATCATTAGTTGTTTTATCATGATCGGATGATACAAATAAATTTTGTGATAAAGGTATTCTTCTTAAAATTTTATCACTATCAAGTTTTCTATTTGCATGCCTCTGTAGTATAAAATTATGACTACCGACTGTTGTTGAACCTATTCCAACTTGTATTGTACTCGCAGATCCAATCTGACTTCTCGAATTATATAATGCGATTCTAGATATTTG